GTACAACTCAGAACAGAAATGCTTCTGAATTGATTGGTAAAATCTAATAATTAATTAGTGGCTCCTACGGGAGCCACTTAATAGGAGTGTTATGAGTTTTAAAACTGATATACAAGCAACAAGGTCAGATGCTGCTGCAGGAGCTTCTGCAATTATTGCACAACCAGTAAGACTACGTGGTATAATAATTGCTTCAAGTGGAGGCGGTGCAGGAGTATTGGAATTAACTACTACATCAAATACTGGAACAACTTTGTTTCAAGCTGATGTTCCAACAGGAGATGTAATTAATTTTAATTTTCCAGAAGATGGTATTTTGTTTCCAAAAGGAATATTTTGTAAAACAAAAACACATGTAACTGCATATACTTTGTTAACAGATAAATATTCTGGACCAAATCTAACTACTAATAACGGATAACTATGAGTGGTGGCGGAAGTTTTACCTCTGATCAATCGGTAGCACACGCCACCTCTACAGGTCAAATGGTTCCTACTACTCGAAGAGCAAGATTAACGTCTATTCAAGGAAAAGGTAATGATGCGAACGGATCTATTATTTTTAAAAGTGGTGGTGGTAGTGGCACTACAATAGCTACCTATTTATTTGGCGAAGAAGGTTTGGATATGTATTTACCTGGCTCAGGTATACTTTTTAAAGAAGGAATTCACGCAACTATTTCTGGCACGGCTGGAGTAACAATAACATTTACGTAATATGAGCAAAATAAAACATATAATTTCTGGTGGCAAATTTGCAGGGAAAAAAATGTCTGAGTTGTTAAAAGAAATTAAACAGAAAAAAAAATCAGGCTATTATTTAAAAGGCAAAGGATATGTTAAAACAAGAAAAAAAGACCCAAAATTTGCATCAGCCAATTATAAAAGGGCGCTTGAATCTAATAAAGCTTTAAGAAGGTATGCTATTAGGGCAGAGGATTCAAAAACAGTAATACCTATAAGGAAGCAAACTCAGGTCGGTAGCTCTTTTCAAACACATAGAGTAAGAACTAGAATGGGAAGAGTAGCTGCAGGATCTGAAAGTAAAATAAATTTCAAACCATTTCCAACCATGGAAAGAATGTTCAAAAAAGATATTCAAAGAGGTAGTTTACAAGATTTTGCTGATACAAAAAAATATTTAAAAAATACATTATCAGATGTCAAAAAGAAAAAAACTGGTGGGATTTTAAAATTTAAAAGAGGCGGTGATAACATGCCTAAAAGAAATAAAAAAAATTTTAGACCGACAGAAAAAGGTGCCGGTATGACAAAAGCTGGTGTTGCTGCTTATAGAAGAGCAAACCCAGGTTCAAAATTACAAACAGCTGTCACAGGTAAAGTAAAACCAGGTTCAAAAGCTGCTAAAAGACGTAAATCTTTTTGCGCAAGATCAGCAGGACAAATGAAAAAATTTCCAAAAGCTGCTGCGAATCCTAACTCTAGATTAAGACAAGCGAGAAGGAGATGGAAGTGTTAAATTGTACTTTATGTTTACATCCTTGTCATTGTAAAGGAGTGGGTCAATATATTAATACTAATCAATGTATTGGATATGATTGCGAGTGTAGAACTTGCACTCATCCAAAAGAGGAGGAGAAAAAAATGTTAAAAAAAATATGGGAAAAAATTAAAAGTTGGTTTTGGGTTAAGTAATGGAAGAGGGCAGTAATGAATTACAGATTTACGGCATTACTAATATTTTTAATATGTTTGTTGGCCTTATTTGTAAGGCCAACACCCCACACGCCATTGAAACTAGATAAAAAAAATTATATAATTCCCTTACCAAAACCAAAATTAAATGAGTAAAAAACCTTTAAATATATCTGAGGAAGCAGCTGTGCAGATGCCTATGAAGACGGTTGCTAGTTTAATCGTTATAGTAGCACTCGGCACCATGGGCTATTTTCAAATTATAGAACGTCTTAATGTTGCAGACACTCGTATTCAAATAATGGAAAAAGACCTAGAAGAAAATACAGAATTTAGAATCAAGTGGCCACGGGGTCAACTTGGTTCGCTTCCGGCAGATTCCGAACAATTTATGATGATTGAGGATTTATATAAAACTACCGACAAGTTGAATGCACATATAGAATCAATGGCTTTAAACAAAGTAAACATCGAGTTTTTAAGAGGACAGATGGACAAGGTTTTAGTTGATATAGAAAAATTAAAAGATGCGAATAGAGAAATGAAATATACAAATGGTGGCTCACAATGATAGAGTCTGTAGTGGGATTATTAATGTTTATAAACGGAGAGATTAAAGAGGCTCGTTTGCAAGACTCGATGGCGATGTGTTTGCGCGGGAAGCGTGAAGCGGAGAGAACTTTTTCAGAAACTGTATCTTACAAATGTTGGAAGGGTTCTGCAGAATTAGAGGACAATATTGACGGTAGTAAAAGCATAAAAAAATTAATAATAAAATGATTAAACTATTAAAAAAATTGTTAGGTTTTGATATATTAGAAAAACGAATAAGAATTTTAGAAAGAAAAAACTACTGGAGGGAAAAATATAAACATGGCATATCTGAACGCAAACATACCTCCAATTTATTGTAAAATAAGAAGAGAATATTTATATGACCTTAAAGAACATAAAGGAGAGTCTGGTGACTGCGTTATCTTTGGTCTTAGTTCTATTTCAGGTCGTGCACTTCTATTTAACATTATGTTACCAAATGGTGCGTGTTACTGGCGACTACCTATATCAGCTTTTTTTCAAAAACAATTTAAAAGAGAAGATGTTCCAGATATGCAAACAAGTGAATTGGAACTTTGGAACTGTTTTAGTTATTGGCCTAGTGTTCATTGTTTTGATTGGTTGGATGGTTTAAATGGGAAATATCTTGGTCTTGATAAAAAATTTTATCATGGACAGTATTTATTCACTGTTGATTGGGCTCATCCAGACACCAATATTATTGATGTGGAACATTCTGAAATACCTCAAGAACATAAGTGTGCACATATATTGGCTCTTACTAACGGCAATTATGCAGCTCAGCCTAATAACCGCCTTTTGTGGCATGTTAATAGTTATACTACTGATGACAGTTGGCCAGACTATAAAGTCCAAACTACTTATTGGGATGCGGAAGCTACGGATATGATTACAGAAGATTCAGATAAAATGTTTTATCAAATGAATAAAAAAAAATGGAAGTAATAGATAATTTTTTATCTGAAAAAGAATTTATTAATATAAAAAAAACTATTATGGATAGATCGTTTCCTTTATATTTTGCAGATTATATTAATGACAATGACAAATCAAATTATTATTTTTTACATTTTTTCTATGATGAATTTGTTCCTATGAGTCCATTTATGAATATATTAGAACCTTTAATTAAAAAATTAAAAATTAAAGCACTTTTAAGAGCAAAAGTTAATTGTTTCCCAAGAACAGAAAAACTTATAATTTATGAACCACACCGAGACTATGATTTTAGTCACAATGGTGCTATACTGTATTTAAATAATTGTGATGGGGGAACATATGTTGGAGACAAATTTTTTCAATCGAAAGAAAACAGAGTCCTTTTATTTGACTCCTCACAAAAACATAGCAGCACAAATTGCACAGATCAAAAGTGTAGATATAATATAAATATAAATTTTTTTTAATGAATCTTTCACGTAATTTTACCCTTTCAGAGTTAACTAAAAGCGATACTGCTATTAGAAAGGGGATAAACAATAACCCTAGCGCAGAGCAGGTAGAAAAATTAAAAGCGTTGTGTGAAAATATTCTACAGCCAGTGCGTGATCATTTTGGCAGGGTCAAGATTACTAGCGGTTTTCGGAGCGTAGAATTATGCGAAGCGATCGGTAGTTCTGCTAGATCGCAACATGCACGTGCAGAGGCCGCAGACTTCGAATGTGTAGGTGTGGACAATGCTGAACTTTTTGATTGGATAAAAGATAACCTTTCACCAGATCAACTAATACTTGAGTTTTACACTCCAGGTGAACCTAATAGTGGATGGATACATTGTTCTTGGGTTGAAGGGACTCCAAGAGCTAGTTATCTACATGCCTTTAAATCAGAGGGTAAGACTAAATATAAACCTATTCTTGGAAAAGCAAAAGATTTAGTATAAAAATCTTTTAATGAAAATTATCACTCATTTTGAAAAACCCGTAAAAAAACAAATTTTTTTTTACGAAGTTGAATTAGAACCATTTGATGAAAATTATTTTATTGAAAAAATTGAAAAAGGTATATTAGAAAATAATAATAATAATTTTAAAAGTGATGTTCAAGGTGAGATGACATCTTTTCAATTTTTTGTTGAAGATCCTTTTTTAGAAAAAATATTAAAAAATTTTTTAAGAGGAATAAAATTTGAAAGGGGATGGGGTATTGTTTTAGTCGATGCTTGGGGAATAAAAATGACGAAAGGTTGTTATACTAATTATCACGATCATATTGAATCATCTTACTCAGGCATTTTATATTTATCTAAATCATCAGTGCCATTAATTTTACCAGAATTAAATAAAAAAATTTATCCAGAAAAATATAAAATATTGTTTTTTGATTCTTTTCTTAATCATGGCACGGAAAAAATAATAGATGAAACAAAATATGCAATAGCCTTTAATTTTAAAAAAAATAAATATTGGAAAGCAACTTAATGGTAAAATTACTTACACACTTAGAAATACCAGTGCAACAACAAGTATTTTTTTATGAGGCACAGATGCCTCCTTTTGACGAAAACTATTTTATACAAAAAATAGAAGAGGGTATTAAATTAGAAAATAACTTTAATTATAAAACTAATGTAAAAGGTTTTATGACATCATGGAAATATTTTAATGAAGACGAGGAATTTCACAATCTATTAACAAATTTTTTTAGGGGCATAAAATTTAGAAAACCTTGTAACTATAAATTAATGGATTCATGGGGTTTGAAATGTATACAAGGTAATAGGACAGAGTTTCATAACCACATGGAAGCTTCTGCATCAGGAATTTTTTATTTGACTGATTGCACTTCACCAATAATTTTTCCACAATTAGAAAAAGAATTTTATCCTGAAAAAGGTAAAGTTTTATTTTTTGATCCAACTTTAATGCACGGAACAGCTGAAATAAAAGAAGGTGAAAAATATGCTATAGCTTTCAATTTATTTGAAGCAAAAGCTTGGGACTAATGATTTTCAAATATGAAATACCTAATTTTGAAAGTCACAAGGATACTTTAATTAATTTATTAGATAATAATATTAATTACACAATTCAAAATGATAAAGAAACAATAAGTAAAACAGATTGGCAATTACCAGAAAATTTAAAACAAGAATATTGGTCCTATTTAAAAGACAATATATTAATTAATTTTAATAAGAACTTTACAAAAAAAGTTAATGCAAAAAAAATATTTTATAACAATTATTGGTTTCAAATTTATCAATTAGGTGATTCTCATCATGCACACCGACACCCAAATTGTATGTTCACAAACATTATTTTTGTAAATTTACCTAAAGATCGCTTAAAAACTAATATTTGGGATCTTAATAATGTTAAATTTGACTTGTCGGTTAAAGAGGGTGACATCATAACTTTCCCAAGTTACTTACTACATGAATCTCCAAAAAATATATTTTTTGAAAGGAAAGTCATTATTTCTTTCAACACTAATATAGCATAAATCAACAAATGAGGGTACTATACTGTTTAATACAAAAATGTTAATATATCTTAAATACCATTTGGAGGACTATGCCATTAAATAAAAAAGGTAAAAAAATCATGAGCTCTATGAAAGATCAATATGGAGACAAAAAAGGAGAAGCGGTTTTTTATGCTTCAGTAAACAAAGGTAAACTGAAGGGTGTTAAAAAAGCGGCAATGGGTAGAGCTATGTTTAAACAAACTACTTCAAAAGCTCCTGGCGATGCACAAATGAAAGTAAAAGAGCCTTATGTTGGAAGTTATATAAAATCAGAAATTGATGGCACAAAAATTTCTAATAAAAGTTATGAAAAATATTATGGAAATTTATTGAAAGGATTTAAAAATGTCTAGAGATTCATCAGGACCGAAAAAAATTGGATTGCAAATACCTAAAATAGTTTTAAGAGCAGCAGGTAATGATCCTAAAAGATTAAAAAAAATTAAAGAAATATTTGGTAAGAAAAAACAAATGAAATTTCCAGGTATGAAAATGGGTGGGTTAACAGATTACTATAAAGATATATTATAATGGCTACATCAGGAACTACAGCATTTAATTTAAATATCGATGATATTATTCAAGAGGGCTATCAAAGATGTGCAGTAACAACCACTTCAGGATATGATTTAAGATCTGCAAGAAGAAGTTTAGATTTATTATTTGCTGAATGGGGTAATCGTGGAATTCATCTTTGGAAAGTAGAGTTAAATGAGAATGCTTTAGTTTCTGGACAAGCTGAGTATTCTGTGCAATCAGATGTTAGTGATGTATTAGAGGCGTTCGTTTCGTCTACAGCAACTGCAAGTGATAATGCAAACACACAAGACATATCATTAACTAAAATTGACAGATCTGCTTACGCTGCTTTACCTAATAAACTTGCAACCGGTCAACCATCACAATATTATGTTGAAAGAAAAACAACTCCTAAAATTTATTTATATCAGGCACCAGATTTAAACACATATACAACTTTGAAATATTATGTAATAAAAAGAATAGAAGATGCTGGAGCTTACACAAATGATGCAGATGTAGTCTATAGATTTTTACCATGTATGTGTGCAGGTATAGCTTATTATTTATCAATGAAAGTTGCACCACAAATGGTTCAACAAAATAAATTAATTTATGAGGATGAATTAAAAAGAGCGTTAGATGAAGATGGTCAAAGAACATCTGTTTATCTTTCACCTCAATCATTCTATCCGAGCGGAGTTTAATTATGTCAAAATTTGCAACTGGTAAAAACTCTTTAGCAATATCTGATAGATCAGGTCAAGCTTTTCCATACAATGAAATGGTTAAAGAATGGAATGGATCTCTTGTTCACATATCAGAGTTTGAACCTAAACATCCACAAATACGTAGAAGACAAGCAGTAAGTGATGCAATAGCATTACAAAATGCAAGACCAATGAGATTTCAACAACCTTCAGTAAAATTTTCTAACGATACTACAATATCAGATTCAGGTGGTGCATCTGTTGGAGTAGCGAATTTATCTTTACCAGGAGATTTTGGTTTTATTAATCAGGGAACATCAGCCATGAAACCTGCAGATCCATCATTACAAAATAGAAGAAGAGAGCTTATTGCAACAATAAATTCTGTGGAGGTTAGTATATCATAATGGCAATCACTCACTCAGCATTTTTAACACAAGTAAGAAATTATACTGAAGTAGATAGTAATGTTTTAACAGACGCTATCATACAAGATTTTATAAGAAATGTAGAACTGGATGTGGCAGGAAAAGTAGATTATGATGATTTACGTAAGTATGCTACATCTAATTTTACAGCTGGTAATAGAGCTGTATCAATGCCATCAGATTTATTAATACTAAGATCTGTTGAACGAATAGACTCTAGTGGTAACAGAGAATTTTTAGAAAAGAGAGATACAAGTTTTATATCTGAGTTTAATGGGACAGGTAAACAAGGCACACCAAAATACTATGCTAATTATGATGATTTTAACATAATTGTTGCTCCTACACCTGCCGCAGCTGATACTGTGCAAATAAATTATATTAAGGACGCACCAAATTTTACTTCAACCAATAATACTTTTTTGTCAACTTACCAAGAATCAATGCTTTTACATGGTGTTCTATCTGAGGCATTTAGATTTTTAAAAGGGCCACAGGATATGTACAAGTTATATGAAACAAAGTATAATGAAGAATTACAGAATTTTGCTCTACAACAAATGGGCAGAAGAAGACGTGGCGAGTATGATGATGGGGTTCCAAGAGTAAAAATCCAATCTCCTACTCCAAACACAACTTATTAATAATAGGAGGCCATTATGGCAATAACAACAAATGCAATATGCGATAGTTTTAAAAAAGAACTATTACAAGCTAAGCATGATTTTGACACATCGTCTGATACTTATAAATTAGCGATGTTTACAAACTCGGCATCATTAGGAAAATCAACTACAAACTATACTACAGCAAATGAAGTTTCATCTCCATCAGGTTACACTGCTGGTGGTAAAGCTTTGGTAAACCAAGGTGTAAAAGTTTCATCATCTGTAGCAATAACTGATTTTGCTGATTTATCTTTTGTTGGTGTAACTCTTACTGCAAGAGGTGCATTAATCTATAATACAACAACAGATGGCGGTTCTAGTACAACTGACGCTGTGGCTGTTTTAGATTTCGGTGGTGACAAAACTGCAACTTCAGGAACATTTACAATTCAATTTCCTGCATTTACTACATCCGCTGCAATATTAAGATTAGCATAATTTAAAGGAGGAGCCTCGTGGCTGACATTACAGTTCCAGTACAGTCGCCAGGCTCCGAATATTGGGGTCAATCCACATGGGGTTCAAATGATTGGGGTGGCTCCGGACTATCATTAACAACATCACAAGGTTCAGTCACAACTACAGCTGACGCAACTGTCAGTGTAACTGGTATTCAAATTGCATCCTCACAAGGAACAACAGTTGGTGGCACTTCAGCTCTAATTGAAAATCCTGGACCTGTAACTATGTCCAGTGGCATTGGTAGTGCTACGATAGGAATTGGTGTTCCAGTAGGAAGTGTTTCTGCTACGTTTAGTATTGGCACTGCCACTGTAGATGAGTCTGAATTAACAGGTATAGGTTGGGGTAGAAGAGCTTGGGGTAATCTTGCATGGGGTGCAGCTTATTCAGTAATTGCAACAGGACAAACTTTAACATCATCTATAGGAGCTGCTGTTGGTAAAACTGATGTAACAGTTTCTGTAACGAGTGCAGGTCAATTGTCTGGAACTCTTGGAAGTTTTTCACTTCAAATAGATCAAGATATAACTGTTTTTGCTGCAGAGGATCAATTAGATTTTACAATCGGATCTTCCACTTTTGATGCTGATGCAAATGTAACTGTAACCAGTGCTGGTTCATTAACAGGTTCAATGGGCACAACTGTTGCAGGATTAAAAACTCCTGTAGATGTTAGTGGTATCTCAGCTACATTCTCACAAGGATCTTTTAGTCTTGTACAAAGCACAACTGAATCAGTAACAGGTATTCAAGCTACATTATCTTTGGGTCAACATACTGAAATACCTGGTCAAATAATTGGTGTTTCAGGGCAACAAATGACAGCTTCAATTGGCTCTGTATCGGTTACAGGAACCGCTGGTATCGATGTTACTGGTATACAAATGACAGCTTCTGTGGGCAATGTAAATATCACTGCTTGGGAAGAGGTTGATTTGGGAGTTAATAATGTTTGGACAGAGGTTGATTTGGCAGCTTAATTGAGTTAAAATATTAAAATTACTAAGGAGAATTTTTTATGGGATCAAATTATTCAAGTGACCTAAAATTAGAATTAATGACTACTGGTGAAAATGCCGGTACATGGGGTGATAAAACAAACACAAATTTACAATTAGTACAACAAGCGATTGCAGGTTTTGAACAAATTACACTTTCTTCAGGTGGAACAGTTGCACTTGCAATGTCAGATGGTGCACTTTCAACTGCACGAAACATGGTAATTAAATTTGCAACAATTACTGCAGGTTCATCTACAGTTTGTACAGTGCCAGATTCGATCGAAAAATTTTATAT